CCTGGTCAACGTGGCGAGCGGCGACAGCCTCACCTACGCCACGGTCGAGGGTGAGATGCGCCGGTGGTTGGCCACCGGCCTCGGCGCCTACACCAGCCGGGTCGAGGCCGCGTTCGACGACCTCACGGCGAACGGGCAACGCACCCGGTTCGACACCACCGAGCTGTTGCGCAGCGATCTCGTCACCCGGGTCGAGGCCTACTCCACCGCCCTCGCCGGTGCCGCCTGGTTGAGCGTCGACGAGGTCCGCGACCTCGAGGGCCTCGACCCCATGGACACCCCCACCACCGCCTCGACCGCCTCGACCGCCTCGACGACGTTGACCGACGCCGTCCCCGGCGCCTGACAGGAGAACCCCATGACCCGTATCCGTGCACTTGCAGAGGCCCCGGTGGCAACGACGCGGATCCGCCGCGCCGCCGAGCGGGCGCTGGTCGACGAGGCCGGCTCCATCTCCGGGCGCCTCGTCCCGTGGGACACCCCCGCCACCGTGGCCGACGAGGACGGCCGCCGCTTCCGCGAGTCGTTCGCCCCCGGCGGCCTGCAACCCCCCACCGGTGAGGTGATCCCCGTCTACGCCGGGCACCGCTACGTGCGCGGCCAGCTCGAGCGGGGCCCCCTCGTCGGCCGGGTCGACGACGTCGAGAACCGCACCGACGGCCTCTACGGCCGGGTCGTGCTCGCCGACGTCGCCGCCGCCGCCGAGCTCCGCGCCCTGGCCCGCACCGTCGGCGCCACCTTCTCCGTCGAGTTCACCGACACCGCCACCCCCGCCGACGAGGTCACCCGCACCGCCGCGGTCATGAACGGCCTCGCCGTGCTCACCGCCCCCCACCGCGGCGCCTACCCCGGCGCCACCGTCACCGAGGTCCGCGCCGCCCCCACCACCCCCGCCGGCGACGACGACGACGAGGACGACGACGAGGGCCAGGGCGACGAACCCGCCGGTGACGGCGAGGGCGAGGCCGCCGTCGAGGGCCCCCCGCCCGCGGCCCGCGCCGCGATCCGCCGGGAGGTCGAGCGCATCATCGGCCGCGCCGCCCAGCCCCGCGCCGCCCACCCCCTGGCCCGTTACTCAAATGTGTATGACCTCATGTGCGCGGCCCGGGCGTCGAGCTCGAACGAGCTCGCCGTGGCGTTCGCCGACGCCTACCACGCCCATCACGCCCGGGCCCTCGCCGACCAGGTCACCGCCGACAACCCCGGCGTGATCCCCCCCGGCTGGTTGACCGAGGTGTTCGGGATCATCGACATGGGCCGGCCCGTGATCAACGCCATAGGCACCCGGCCGCTGCCGGCGTCGGGGATGGAGGTCGACTGGCCCTACTACGACGGCGACCTCTACACCCTCGTCGGCACCCAGGCCGCCCAGAAGACGGAGATCACCTCGGCGAAGGTGAGCCTCAAGAAGGGCTCGTCGGCGTTGATCACCTACGCCGGCGGGTCGGATATCTCCTGGCAATTGATCCGCCGCTCCCAGCCGTCCTACCGCGAGACCTACCTGCGGATCCTCCAGGCCGCCTACGGTGCGGTCACCGATAAGGCCGCCTCGACCGCGGTCTCCGCGGTCACCGGCGGGAGCGTCGACTGGGATCCCGCCGGCCCGGACCCCGACGGATCGATCCTGCGGGGCGCGATCTTCTCGGCCAGTGTCGCCGTGCAGCAGGCCACCGGGCGCCCGGCCAGCTTCGTGCTCGCCGCCCCCGACGTGTTCGTGCTCTTCGGCTCGATGCCGGGCCTGGTGCCCTCGCCGTACGGGACCCAGAACGTCGCCGGTACCGCCACCGCCTCGAGCCTCGACGTGAACGTGTCGGGCCTGCAGGTCGTGCTCGCCCCCGACCTCGCCGCCGGGACCATGATCGTGTCGAACCGCCTCGCGTGTTCGTGGTTCGAGGACGGCCCGTTCGTGGTGGCCGCGCCCGAGGTGGCCAAGCTGGGCGAGGACGTGGCCATCTGGTCGATGTCGACGTTCGCGGCATTCGTGCCCGCCGGGATCGTGAAGCTCTCCAACGTCACCCCGCTCGCCGCCCGCTCTGGGTCCGCTAAGAAGTGACCGACGAGGAGGTCGCCGCGCTGGTCGCGCCCCGCATCGCGTCGGTGCTGGGCCTGGGCGAGGTCACCCCCCGCTGCGCCGACGCGGCCGCCGCCGCGGTGGCGCTGGTGCGCGGGTTCCTCTACAGCGACCTCGAGTTCGTCAACCCCCCCGGCGACCCCGAGGTCCCCTGGGGCCCCGACGCCCTGGTCGGCTACACCGCCCTCGGGGTGCGCCTCTACCACGATCCCGCGTCACCGAGCGGCGTGGTCGGCGGGGACGCGTTCACCGGGATAGCTATCCCCGAGGACCTCCTCGCCCACATCCGCCACTACTTCACGATCCACCGCGCCGCCTGGGGGATCGCATGAGCAACCCCCGCCTCACCACCCCCGAGGTCCTCGAGACGATCCGCGCCGCGTTCGCCGCGGGCACCGGCACGGTGACGGCCGGCCACGGCGCCCCCGCCGAGGTCACCGCCGCCCCCGCGGTCGTGATGCGCCCCGCCGACCCGTGGGTCGTGCCGAACCGCCGGGCCGGGCCGGTGGCCGAGGTCCGCTGGTCGGTGCAGGTCCTGGCCGGCCGCTACGAGCTCGAGGCGTCGATGACGCTCCTCGTCGTCGGCTACCTCGCCGCGGTGGCCGGCCTGCGCCGGGCCGGCGTCGGCCAGGTCGGCCCGCTCGGCCTCGTCGATCCCACCACCGTCGCCGGCGTCGAGCTCCTCTCCGGCGTGTTCACCGTAGCCCTCGACTGGGAGGCCCCCGATGGGTAACTACTTCGACGACGTCACGCTCACCCTCACCGCGCCCACCGGGACCGGCACCGCGGCCGACGTGTCCTGTGACGTCACCGCCGCCACCCTCACCCCCGACACCCCCGAGGAGGTCCGCAAGCGCCTGTGCGGTCAGAAAACCGTGACCGGAAAGACGACGTGGACGCTCGAGCTCACGTGGGACCAGAACTGGGCGCCCGGCTCGGCGGGCCCCCCCGTCGTCGACGTCGGCCTCTCCCAGTTCCTGCTCGAACATGACGGGGAGCTCGCCGACTTCACGCTCACCTGGCCGCTCGAGGCGACCGAAGCCTCCGGGGTACTGCGGTGCAAACCGGGGGCGTTCGGCGGGACCGCCGGCGAGATAGCCGAGGCCTCCCTCACCCTCGGGTTGGACGGCGCCCCCACGTTCGGGCCCATCACCCTCACCACCACCGACGCCGACGACCAGCCCGACATCGAGGACCAGGCCGACATCGAGGATGATGAGGTGGCGGCGTGACGACCGAGCTGTCGCTGTCGTTCACGTTCGATGTCACCGTCGACGGCAAAGAGCTGCGGGTCACGAACCGCCCCGGCGACGTGATCCGCATGCGGGCCCTCGCCGGCGGGGGCACCAAGCTCGACGACGAGCTCAACTCCAAAGGAGTCGCGTCCTACGAGGTCATGTTCGACTTCGCGTGGTGCGCGCTGCGTCACCACCCGGACTACCCGATGATCACCCGCGACGAATTCTTGGACCGGTGCGAGGCCTGGTCGATCGTGCGGGACGAGGACAGCCAGGCCCGCCCTACCGGCGCGGATCCGTCGAGCGCACCGTGATCGAGCTCGCCATCGCGACGCACACCGCGCCCCGCGACTGGTGGCTCGAGGATCCGCGCACCATCGTCACCGCCGCCGCGGTGCTCAAACGCAACGCCGCCCGCCAGGCCCAGTCCCAGTCCCAGCGGGGTCGGCGGTGAAGGTCAACTACAAGATCGAGGGCCTCGACGGCACACTCCGGGCGTTCAACCAGTACGGCCGCGACGCCAACCGGGAGCTGCGTCAGGCCGCCGGCGTCGAGGCCGACCGCATGGTCGCCGAGCTCGTCATCACCGGCCAGGGCGCCTCGGCCCAGGCCGCCCTCACCGCGGGCTCGGTGAAGCGCCGCTCCGATCGGGTGCCGGTCATCGTCGCCGGCGGCACCCGCCGCCTACGCCGCCGCTCGAGCGCGACCGCCGGCGACGTGTTCTTCGGCGCCGAGTTCGGTGGCGGCCGCCGCCCCACGACACGACAGTTCCCGCCCTGGGTCGGCCGGCGCGGCTACTGGTTCTGGCCCACGATCCGCCGCCACCTCCCCGACCTACGCCGCCGCTACATCGCCGCGCTCGACGACCTCGCCCAGAAATGGGCGGCCGGCGGCAACCTACCCGACTGAGTAGATGAGGGAATGAGGGGTTGAGTGGCTGAGCGGGACATCGCCGTCAAGTTCACCGGCGACAGCCGTGACCTCGAGCGCGCCTCCGACAAAGCCGAGAAATCGGTGGGTGACACCGGCAAGTCGATGGGGGGCGCGCTCGCCGGGCTCGCCGGCCCGGCCACCATCGCCGCCGGCGCCATCGCCGGGGTCGCATTCGTCGGGTGGGACCTCGCCCAGGCCGCCGCCGAGGACGAAGCCTCCGCCGCCCAGCTCGCCCAGCAACTCCGCCAGGCCGCCGGCGCCTCCGACGAGGCCGTCGCCGGCGCCGAGAACTACATCACCGCCCTCTCCAAGACGGTGGCGATCGCCGATGACGAGCTACGCCCCGCCCTGGCCAAGTTGGCCACCGCGACGGGCGACACCACCAAAGCTCAGGACCTCCTCGCCCTGGCCACCGACATCTCCGCCGGTACCGGCAAGGACCTCGCCAGTGTCACTGATGCCCTCGTCAAAGCCCAGCTCGGCTCGGTCGGCGGGCTGTCCAAGATGGGGATCGCCACTAGAGACGCCGAGGGCAACACGATGTCGCTCGAGGACACCCTGGCCAAGGCCCGCGACACGTTCAAGGGCGCGGGCGAGGCCGCCGCCAACACCAGCGCGGGTGGGTTGAAGAAGGCGACGATCGGGTTCGGCGAGCTCAAGGAGTCGATCGGCGCCAAGCTCCTGCCGGTCATGGGTTCGATCGGGGCGTTCATCAACGACAAGGTCCTCCCCGGGTTCGATGCGCTCGTCGCCTGGGGTGAGGAGGAGTGGCCCAAGTTCATCGAGTCGATTCAACCCACCCTCACCCAACTCCAGGACGTGTTCACCACGGTACTGACCGCGATCATGGATCTATGGAACGAGTGGGGCGACGAGGTCCTCACCGTCGTGGCGTTCATCGTGAACATCTACCGCACCGTGTTGGCCAAGGAGATCGAGGTCGCCGCGGCGATCATCACGGGGATCATCGAACGCCTCAAATCGTTCTGGGCCGAGTGGGGCGATGAGATCACCAGCACCGTGGTCACGATCATCACCACCGTCCAGACGCTCGCCACCCGCATCACCGAGATCGTGACCACGGTGGTGGCCGCCCTCGAGGAGTTCTGGAAGGCGCACGGCGATCAGATCATGGAGTTCGTGCACGCCGTCATCGACCTCGTCTCTGCGCTCGTCGACCGGGTCACCTCTCAGATCGAACCGTTCATCTCGTTCCTGGTCGACGTCATCACCACCGGCCTGCGGGTGATCTGGCTCGTCGTCGCGTCGGTCCTCGCCGTGATCCAGGCCATCTGGGCCGAGTGGGGCGACCGGATCATGGCCGTCGTCCACGCGGCGTTCGATGTCATCACCACGATCATCGGCGGGGTCCTCTCCGTCGTGGTCGGGATCATCCGCACCGTCACCTCGATCATCAAAGGTGACTGGTCCGGCGCCTGGGACAACGTGAAGGACACCGTCAAGCGGGGGATCGACTTCGTGGTCGACCTCATGGGCAAGATCGGCGCGCTCGTCGCCACCGCCCTCACGGGCCTGGCCGACCTCATCACCAAGCCCTTCAAGATCGCGTTCAACAACATCGCCGACCTCTGGAACAACACCATCGGCAAGCTCTCCTTCACGTTCCCCGAGTGGATCCCGAACCTCGGCGGCAACACCATCGACGTGCCGGACATCCCCCGGTTCTCGACGTTCGCCGCCGGGCTCACCATCGTGATGCCCCCCGGCTCGG